CTCCTACTCCTACTCCTATTATCATTCAGTATCTCGGCTTACGGGCAAACAATTGATATTAATTATATTCCCGACTCCACTAAAAAAGCGGTTATTATTGAATGGCTTACTCCGATTCAGAATAATATTATCGGTGCTAAAGATGAAACTAAGTTTAAGGAATTTGAGGTGAGGCAAAAGTATGATATATGGTTAGAGTTAATTAAATTGATGTTGGAGCAATTGAGGGGGAGGAAATGATGCTACTTTTAATCTTATTGAATATTGCTCATTACTTGGGAGATTATACACATTTAAGTACTAAGTCAATGCTTGAGGCAAAAAGAAAGGGTAGTCCCTTAATCCCTATTTGGTGTCACGCTATGATGCACACTTTTTTATTCGCTTTAATATTATGGGCTTATAATTCCGATTCAAAGTATTGGACTATTCAGCTATGTTTATCGATCGAATTAATTTCTCACTTTGTGATAGACGTTTTAAAGGGCAAGCTGAATGTTTGGTTTCCAAGCGTATCAAATCCTATGAATAAATCTCATTGGTATATTTTCGGCTTAGACCAATTAATGCACCAACTTATAATAATTTTAATAGTATATTTAATGTTTTTATGATTATCGCAATATTCATATCGTTCATAGTCCTAATAGCAATATTCTATTCGTTTGACTTCATGAAAAGGAAACGTACAAAAGAAGATAAATCAACTATCGACTGGAGAAAAGAAACGGGCAGTTATTACAAACCCCAATATGATGCGGAATATTTAAAGAATAAAAGAACTGGATTCAAGAAATTATCAGAGCGAGAACAATTGGAATTAACAAATTTTTTGAGAGATAGAGAATGATTAACTTAGGATTATTCTTCCAACGATACAGAAATAAATACGGCAAGCTCACACAATCAAAAGTAGAGGGCTTAGAGTTCCTGCTTATCAAAATGTTTGAAAGTAAATTAATTACTCTTAAGTCTGAAATGGCAGACATACTCGGTGAAGTTGCCCACGAAACAGACTTCACTTTTCAGCCGATAGTTGAACGCGGGGGGTATACTTATTTTAAATATCTCATAGGCAGACTTGAAATAGAAAACCTTGCGGAGGCAAACAGGTACAAAGGCAGAGGCTACATTATGATAACGGGAAAAACCAACTATAGAAAGTTTGGAAATAAACTCGGTATAGATTTACTTGGTAATCCCGAACTTGCTTGTGAAAAAGAAACAGCGTGGAGGATTTTAGAGGAGGGTATGACCGATGACTTACTCACTTTCGGTGATGTTAATTTCACTGGTAAGACCTTGAATAACTATTTCGGAAACGGCAAAATGGATTTCTATAATGCCCGAAGTATTATCAATGGAGACAAGGCTAAGAACGGCAGAATGATTGCAGATTATAAAGAGGCATTTTTTGAAATGATAGAGTTTGAATAAAAACGCAAAAAGCAGGCTCTAAACTTCTCTGACCTGCTAATTGAAATTAACCCGTACATTGTAATTTGTGTTTTTGATACTCTTTATTTTCTTATAATTTTTAAATCTTAAGTTTTGTCCGCGATATTGCGGGTTTGAAATGTAACAGGATTAAATAAATTAATCAATTCAAACAATGAAAAATAAACTGCAAAATAAAATTATTGTCTTCCTCAAAACAGAATTATCGTTACTTTACTATGTTATCAAATTTCCTTATCTTCTGTATAAGGTTTTAACAATGAAAGAAGTTGAATGAGCATAGAAGAAATATTAAAGAATTTTGGTTTTCCAGTAGTTGCATTAATAGGGGTGGGAATATTCTTAAAATGGTATGTTCCGTTCCTCTATCAAAAACACAATGAATATATTTTATTTCTTCATAATCAGTACAACCAAAGATTAGAGTATCTTCACGAACAATATAATAAAAGACTGGAAAAACGAGATGACTTTTTAAAGATAACTATGAGTGAATTAAAAGAAGATAGAACCTTAATCGCACAGGAGCTAAAACAATTTGCAGGTGCGATAAACCAATTCAAGGAATTAATAGAACTTAAATTTAAAAAATAGAATTATGATTACCCAATATACACTGCCAAATACAACGGCAAAAATTGAGCTTGAAAACCTCTTACAGCCCTTAGGTGAAAGCAACAATCATTATCAATGTACTTATCGCGTAGTTGATTCAAACGGCGATGTAATTAACTCACAGGAATTTGCAGTGACTTCATATTATATCCCGGCAGAGGAAACGGATAAAGGATTATATATTGCGAGACATTTTCAGGGTTACATTTATGACGGGGCTGTATGGATTGCGGCGATTGTAGCAAGCGAAGAGTAATTAATTTTCCATAAACGAATAGGGGTGGCAACGATTAGGAGCTTATGGCAGATTATGTATGGGATTTAATAAAGAATATGGCAGATAAGTACCCCTCCTTATGGGGTATTATCATTCTTGCGGGATTAGGCTGGATAGGTTACAAAGGTTTGATGAAAAAACTCGAAGATGTAGAAGAAAAGATTGACACAGTAGATGAAAAAAGTGACATTAATTACAATGAACAATTGGCACAGGAAGAAGCAATGAAGAAACTTTATATTAACGGGCAGACGGGCAAATATGAGGGGTTTAAAAAAGACTTCCTCGACAAACTCGAAGAAAGAAGATTGAAACTGAAAGCAAAGAAAAAGAAAAAAGGGAAAGATGATGATTAAGTTTTTACCAATTATCCTGCAATCAAACAAAAAGAAATGAACGAACAAAACGAATTACTGACAAATGAAGCAAAGTTATTAAAGTACGAAGAAATGTGCGAACGATATATAAAGGCAGAGGGATTGATTTTAAAAATATCTAATATGAATTTATTTCAAAGAATCTTTGTATTGCCTAAAATGGCTTCGGGTTTTATTTATAATATTTTCAACAAATATAACTTTTAACATTATGCCTTTTTCCAACGAACTCGGTAAAGAAGTAGAGCCAAAATACAAAATACCTGACGTAGATAAATTGCCGATAGGGAGAGTTGACAATCCATTCCGTGAATTAGGAATGAGTATGTATTCATTGGAAAAAGTTGGTAAGTTCGATGTCAGCCAAGCCTTACAAATATTCAGGGAGGTAATTAAAATTCTTAATGATGCTTTAAGTATTTGGGAAAAGATTATGATTTTCATAGGAAGATTAGACCCTCCCGAACTAAGCGAAACTGAAAAAGTTTTTTTGATTAAGGAAATACCCTTACTAAGCAAATTAGATTTAGAGGCAAGGAATGAGTATTATCGTTCAGTGCTTTTACAAGTTAAATAAAGAAATAATATTCCCCTAAATACAAATAAACCTTATGCCAATTATACCTGATTTCTTAGAGAGATTATTCGGAAGCAATTACAAGACAACATTTTACGGCTTAATATCGAAACTGGGTATGGTAGGAGCTATCTTGATAATGAAGCCCGACTACCTGAATTTCCTGTCTCCGACGCTCACAGACTGGTTAGTACCGACTTGCCTATTCATCTACCTATTATCGGGATTTAAGGGCAATCAGAGTGCCGTAGATAAGCAGGAAGTCAAACCACAAGCATTAAAGCCAAATGAAAATCAAACAAATTAAAATAATATGTCATTTCACAATTTGAGCTTAGAGCAATTAATTTCAATCTTAAATAAAAAATAATAATTATGTCATTAGAAACTGCATTTTATCTTAGCGGTACAATAGCCTGTTGCTGTTACATACTTAACTCTATTATGAGTTGGTTCGGCAGAAAGTAAGATTTTGTTTCTCTATCCATTTGGTAGAGTAAATTCATAGCCCCGGTAATTCAAAGCGGTTATCGGGCTTGTATAAGTTTTTCACTCGATTGGGTTAGTTAAAAAAGAAAGCCGTGCAACTTTTTTAGTTTTTAGTTGTGCGGTTTTTTATTATATTTGTAAGTCTCAAACTACCACAATACAATTTTATATTTTAGAACTCTCAATGTTTAAGGTGTGGTAGCCGAGACGCATTGAGAGTTTTTTTATTTTATGGAAGAAGTATTTAAACCAATTCCGCTGAAGGAATATAGAGAATCTTACGAGTTATCTAATTTTGGCAGAATGAAAAGTTTTAGGAATCCTTCTCATAGGGAAGAAAAATTCTTAAGACCAAGCAAGAATCACAAAGGCTATCCATACGTTATTATATGTAAAGATAGTGTCAAAAAAATAATTGCCATTCATAGGTGGGTTGCCATTTTATTTGTGGATAACCCCGACAACAAACCACAGGTAAACCATATTGACGGAAACAAAGATAATTTTAGGTGGGATAACCTTGAATGGGTTACTTGCAAAGAAAATGTAGCTCATGCGTTTAAAATAGGGCTTAGAAAGTAAAAAACATAATAAGTGGTTTATTGCCTTCACTGAAAAACACACTCCGCTTTTTTCTTTTCCATTTGACATTTAAAAATAAAGTTTGTAATTTGTAATCGACACGGCAAAACAATTTTGGGGTTTCTTACTGACTGATAACACTTGCCGTGTCTGATGTTGGTTTGAAGCCCTTTTTATTTTAATAAAAATATTATGAAAAATAATATAAGGCGTTATAGGTTATTTGGAGGGGATGATTTGCTTGTATATTTTAACGGCAATATCCATTCATTAGGGCATTTGATAACAGGCACGCTAACTGACAAAACAGTTACGCAGGAAATTACTTTCGCAGATGGAAACACTCTTGACCTTGATGGAAAGCGTTCCGTTAATCTAAATCTGACAGTCGCACAAACCACAAAAGAAGAATTAGAACTAGTTGATTCACTTAGGGGCAAAAAATTTCCTTTATTTTATAATAACGGGTTGGTCGATTCTCAAAATCAAATTTACTTTTTCCCGGAAGCAGAAATAAAACCAACTATCACGTTAAAGTCTCCCGACAATCCCAAAAACATAGTTCTTGAAATTAAAGTAAACCCTCTCAATTCCAAAGTAGAACTGGAGAATGATGCTCATATTGTTCCTCATACTTTGTTGCCAAAAATTCCAACACAGGCAGTCAGCGATAACAATTTTTACTTACTAACGAAGAAAACCCCCTAACCAATGAATGAAAGAAGAAATAATAGAAGTATTTAAAAGATTTGCAAAAGAAAAATATTCGTTAGGCAGTAACTTTTTTGAGGTTGAAGCCGACAAGCTCCTTTCCCTCTTTGAATCCGAAAAGAGGAAATACGCGTTAGTAATGTGCACGGTAACTATGGACAGGGTTAACGTTTATCGCGGTATTAGTGAGCAACTAGAATACAGAGATTATCTTCCCCAAGAACTCACAGACAAGGAGCTTAACAATGGATAATCAAAAGGCAATAGGGTTTATGGAGTATGTAGAGCGAGTTCGTACAGATGATTTTCTTATGGGACTTGTTGACGATAGCCTTATTATAAGTAAAATCTTTAGTGCAAATACTTTCTTTTCCCAGCCATTTACCCCGGAACTTATTGAGAAGTATTTTAAGGGGTGGGTAAGCTACGATAACAATTTAAAAAGGCATGATGAAATAAAGTTTATGTTTTTTAGTTGCATAGATGAAAGATTTTCGGATTTAAAGTTTAGTACTGAAAATGGCAAATGGCATTACATAGAAGATGAAGGAAGTGGAGAATTAGAGGATATTGAAATTGATTACAGCAAAAGAATAATTTTAACTTTAGAGGATTTCATCAATGACTGCAAAAGAGATTGTTTGCCATTATCTTTCTCGCCCTCCGCAATAAAAATTTTAAACTTAGAAAAATGGACATAACAACAGACCATTACAAAACAGATAACTTTGAGTATACAGGCGGTTGGAGACTTAAATGGTTCTCCGGCGTTGCTTTAGGGTTGTGGGTTGAAAATCTTACAACAAAGTTAACTTACGGCAATAAGATTAATTTCGTATTCGTATTTTTTGAAATCAGCTACACTTATTTTGCGGTCTTTCCGACATTGGAAGATAAAGAGAGATTTTTAAAGAAATGCAACATAACCCTTAACCCTTAAATTATGGAAAAGATTTATAAATATGTTATTAGTTGCAGGGATAAAGTGTATTCAGAAATGATTATTTCTTGGGAAATCCTCTCTAAAGGCAAAGAAAAATATGTAGTAAAACAGGATATGGGAATAAATAAAACAAAGCATATCCCCATTAGTGGCATTGGCGAAATTTACTCCAGTGACCAAAGTGCATCTGTAGTGAGCTTAGAAAGGGAGGGCTTGGAAGAATATCGAGAATCAATGGTTAAAGAGATAGTAAAGAACAATAAAAATCTCATTGCCTTTCAAGAAAGTAAAATCAAACTTGTTTTAGATGCACAATTCAGGATAGTCCACGAACACCCCAACCCATTCCTAAAAGAATATTAATCCCCGCTTCTCCAAACCTAAGCACTTGCAATGAGTGCTTTTTGTTATAGCTAAAAAATAATTTATTTTGTACTTGACAATACGATTAAATCATATTAAATTGTATGTAAGAAAATTAAATCTTACCAATGAAAAAAGATAAACCAAAAACACTCGTTCTAAACAATCCAAATAGTACCGACCTTAAAAGGCTATCTAAAATCAAAAAGTCGGTGACGGCATTGAAAACTGTTTCAAGCTCTTTGTCGTGGGCATTGTATTATGCTGAATTATGGTTAGACGAAGAGCAAAGAAAATTCAATGAGTCGGCACAAGCTAAATCAGAAACTTTATGAGCCTCAAAACCGAAATTCAATCACTTAACAAACAAACAAACTACATTAAGAATGTAGCAAAGGAGATAAGAGAAATGAGCCTTACCGACAACAAAATCGAAATAAAGGAATTACCGCAGGATAAGAAAGCTAAAACAGTTAAGCAGTGCCTAGCTGAAAAGAGTTGGAGAAACGAATGTTATGTAGTGAAACATATTCCACTGGAAGCCTACATTACTGTTAACGATGTAATCACTTATAACATTGAGAATGCAAGAGCTTTCGGTTTAGCAGAGGCTAAGGAATATTGCAGAGATTTGAACTGTTATGAGGTGGTAAAATACAGTACTTATCCTGACTCCGAACCCGATTCCGAAGATGAGACAAACCCACTCCACAGCGAATGGGAAGCAAGCGAGAATCAGGACTTAATGCGGAATTTAATTAAATAATTGCAGTAAAACTTAAATCATAATCCAAATGGAAAAGACAGTAATCAATGAGTTAGAAGTAAATGGCAACACTTACGTTTTAAAAAGTCTTGCAGGTAACAATAAATTAGTAGAGGTTAACGGATTGAAATTCGTTATGGTAAGAACTTATTCAGCTGGAGTGCATTTCGGATATTTAAAAAGTCAAAATGGTAAAGAAGTTGAATTACTCAATTCCCGCAGAGTTTTTTATTGGTCAGGTGCTTGCTCTCTTTCTCAACTTGCATTAGAGGGAACAAAGAAGCCTAATGACTGTAAAATTTCTGTTATCGTTCCGTCAATTTTTTTAACAGAGGCGATTGAAATAATCTCAATGACAGAGACAGCAAAAACAAATTTGGAGGGCGTAAAAATATGGAAGAGTTAGTTATTGAAAGCTATGGCTCTGGCTCTGGCTCTGGCTCTGGCTCTGGCTCTGGCTCTGGCTATGGCGATGGCGATGGCTATGGCGATGGCTCTGGCGATGGCTCTGGCTCTGGCTCTGGCTCTGGCTATGGCGATGGCTCTGGCTCTGGCTATGGCTATGGCTATGGCTCTGGCGATGGCTATGGCGATGGCTATGGCTCTGGCTATGGCTATGGCTCTGGCTCTGGCTCTGGCGATGGCTCTGGCTATGGCTCTGGCTAAATAATCTTAATTACCCCTAACCCACACATTTTAATAATTTAACTAAGAGAAATGTTTATAAAATTTAATGGTAAATTGTTAGATGTAGGCGGTTGTTATTTTTGTGAGCCAACAGAGTTTGATGCTACTAATCCTTATAATATGAGCAGTGATTATGAGTCGATTGAACCGCAAATCAAATACAGAATAATTTTGCAGTCAAACACTCACCCGCAAATAGTGGGTATATGCTATGAGCCTTTTGATACTAAATCCGAAGCCGACCAACGTTTCGCAGAATTAGAGGCGATGTTGTGCGGAAATAGAAAAGAGGATATATATTTTTTGATGACTCATTTGGAGATTTTACAAAAAAGCGTTATCGCTTTAGAAAAGAATATGAGAAATTATCAACCTTTAACCAAACCAATATGAGCAAGAAATATATAGTGGAAGTAAGATTACCGAAAGACGGGGAGAGATTTATCAGTGCTGTAACGCAGGGAGTTTGTTCAATTAAAGACTTTGATGAAAAACGCCCCGTTATCCTCCTTGAAATCGAGCCAACGGATATGGGAGAAAGTATAAACATACTAACTGCCAAAATAGTTAAACTGGAAAAACAAATCGAGGAAACAGAGGGTGAAATGCTTGAGAGTGTTTACAGCAATAATACAAACAGAATAATTCAACTTCAGTCCGCCATTTCCATTCTCGCAAAATTAAACGCGGGGAGTGGCAACAATACAAATAATTTCAATGGAATAAATTTAATTAATGACAAATGAAAGAAAAGAAATGGAAGCCGAAAGAAAATGAAAAGTTTTATTATGCGGATATTGTAAACTACGGAGTTTGGAAAGGGCATAATGTTAAGGATTGGAGCAAGGGAGAATATTTTGTAAGGTCTGGTAATTGCTTCCGTACCAAATCAGAGGCACAAAAGAAGCTATCAGCCCTAAAATCAATTTTAAAAAATTAAGGAGAGAAAAGTGGAAATCGTATTCAACGGAGAAACTCACGAAGTTACAGAAAATGCAAGGTTTGAATTGGAAATTTTCGGGAATAAATGGGCTGTAAACTTAGTCGATAATAAGAATATAAACGCAGGTAAGGATTATCTCGGAAAAGAAATATTTGAAACTTACGACTTAGCTTTCGATAGAGAGCAAGAACTTTATAATATTTACAATCTTTAGCCCACAATCACAATTAACCTAAAATAATAGAAATGGAAGAAAACAACAGTAATCAGTTGGCAACACTACAAGGGTTCTCAATGTTTCAGAGACCTCCAAAAACAGGGATAAAGTATTTCGATGAACCTGTAAAAATCAAATTCAATTGTGCCGGGAAAGGTCAAATGACCGATTCACAGGACAATCATATTGGCAATACAATGAAAATGATTGTATTGAATAATAAAAAAATGCACGCTTCTTTATTCAAATATGATCCTACAATATGGCAGGAAATTATATTTGTAGATGAAAGAGATACTGTATGCGTGACTTTGATTAAAGGAGAGAGTTTAACTCACTTCCAAAACTGCCTACGCAATATTTACTTAGGTGATTTAGCTATTGCAGAGGCTACCATAACAGCAAAATTTGCAAGCCGTACAAATTCAAATAACCAGTCTTATTCAGTTGTTGAATTTTCATGGGAAAAAACAGCAGATGAAAGAACTTCATTGATAGCTGAATTTGTTAAAAAGAATCCGCTTGTAATGGTTTATTCTTACCTTGATGAATTAACGCAGGGTAACAACAGGCACGAAAGAGAGGATATTCTTGATGAAGACCAAATAAGGGAAAAAGACTAATGCAAAACCCACTAAGCAATATTAACCCATTATCCGAACTATTAGCCTCCGAACGAATAACCGAGGCTAATATAAATACCCTTGCTGATAAGATTACAGCAGATATTTTAGAAAATGGGCAGGGAGTTAATGAATTAGTTCTTATGAATGCCTTAAAGCTACTCTGTGAGGGCGTAGATGCCCGCCTAAGAAAGAAAGTCGATACCAGTTATGCTTATGATAGCTTTAAAGGGGTTTCAATCTCACGAAGTAATACAGGTGAAAAACTGAATTACGATGAAGATGCCGTTTATCTTGAGATAAAAGAGGAGTTAAAGAAACGCGGTGAAACTCTTAAAAATGCTCATAAGAATCAGAATAATGAAATTACAGATAAATCCAGTGGGGAAATTATTCCGATTGTCAGCATTAAATCTCCAAATAAATCTATTATTAAATTGAGCTTCCCAAAAATATAAACAATAATAACTTCAATGGATATTAACCCGCAATTTAAAGCTAAAATTATAAACAAAAACGAATTAATCTTTGAAAATGAAACGGATTTTTATAATTATGCCAATGCTTTAAATTGCGGTGATTATTCAATTGTAGTTAAAAAATGGAGAGACAAAAGAAGCAATAAATCTAACCGTTACCTATGGGCAATTTATAACATTATTGCCCAAGAATTAGGCTACAATAAATTTGAAGTAGAAGACCTGCATTTTACCTTTAAGAAAATGTTTTTACCAAAAGAAATGAAAACGGATTTATTCAAAGGAGAGGAAATAGAGGTCGCAGGTTCAACCCGTAAACTTAATTCTTTGGAATTTAGCAATTATGTTAATGAGGTGAAAATGTACGCAGAGAAAGAACTAAACATAGTTATCCCCGACATTAACAGCATTGACTACTAAATTAACCCACAATAATTTTTAACTCAACTAAAAAGAGAAAATAAAATGAAGATTAAGAAAGTTACATTTACGCATACTGGAATTACAACAGGCATTAAACCTATGGATTGGTATTTTGATGCCTATGGTGAATACTGTATTAATGACGTTAAAGATGCTCCTGAGGATTATGAAATTGTTACCCGTACAGAAACCCTTGAAGACTGGAAACCGAAAGAGGGGGGAAGTTATTTTTGCATAGTGGTTGTTTGTGGAGATTTTGTAACAACGGCGAGTAACTGGGATAACGCATATGCTGATAATAGATATTTAGAGGCTAATAACTGTTTCCCTACTCGCGAACTTGCAGAGCAAAAACTTTCTGAAATTAAAAAACTTCTTAACTCCTAACCTATTAACTTAAAAAGAAAAATGGAAAAGAAAAAATGGAATACCTTAACTAAGGCAGAAAAAAGAGTTGCAATAGCAAAAGATGTTTTAAAGTACGTAGGGAAAGGGAAATTTGAGGCACGGGGCGGAGTGTATTACAGAGCAATTGAATTGAGTAACGAATTTGATTCCCTTAGTGGTTATGATAGCGATAAACCCGTAGAGCTTCAAAAGATATTGCAAAAAGCCACTAGTTGCACCGTCTGTGCAAAAGGTGCTTTACTATTCGCCGACATTCTAAAGAAAAATGAATGCAAGATGTCAGAATTTGAATTAGGCGATAAAGAAGAGCAAAACTTCATAGCGGAAAGACTGACAAAAGACTGGACAATAAAGCAGTTAGGTTTGATAGAAAGTGCGTTTGAAGAAAACGGGCAATACGCTATTGAAGTGGGCTACAGTGCTAAAATGGCAGATAGGGTAGAACAATACCGAGAAGATAAAAGAGTTGATGATGATGAAAGTGCTTTAATTTCCATTATGAAAAACATTATCAAGAATAAAGGAACTTTCAAACCTTAACTCCTAACCCATGACCCCAAATAAAAATAAGAAGATGTCGCAGGCACAAAGAGTGCTAAACGTTTTGCGAACAGGTAGCTCACTAACGTCTTTAGATGCTCTAAAAGATTTATCCATAATCTCGTTCCCTAAAAGAATTTGCGAATTGGAAAAAGACGGCTACATAATTAATTCCGTAAGAGTGGCTGTTAAAAACAGATTCAAGGAAAAGGTTACGGTAAATAGTTATAAGATGTTGAACAAATTTCAAATCGTAAAAGATAGTAAGTATAACTAACTAACCCTTTCACCAAATAATTTAAAGTAAGAAGAAATGAAATTTGAAGATTTATTTCCGGATTTAGAAACGTGCAAGAAGTTCGATAAAGAGGATTTTAAGGATAGCAATTTTATATGGTACAGCAATGGTTTAACAGAAAAGGCAATAATACGAAGATTAAGGGATAAGCCAATGTACGATGAAGTTATTCTTGCTCCCGCACCGACTACGGATGAACTATTGGCAGAGTTACCAATGGTTTTAGCTTTCAGCGAAGAAGATTTAAGCCCTCATTTTAATTTTTTCAGACTAAGCAATAATGATTATTTTGCGGGATATTATTCTCTGCCAGTAGCAAAGCATTTTTACGACTGTGAGGCTAACGCTTCAGTCCAAGCCCTTGCCGAACTCTACCTTAAACTTAAATCAGAGAAAATATTATGATAAAAGTTACTAAAATCAAATCCACTTCATTCCGAATCATAACGGATAAGAAGCCGAAACAACTTTCTGAAAAGAAAATGGAGGCACTGAAAACTAATTGTAGTAATAATTATTTTCAGATGTTAAAAGAGCGAACCATTAAAAAAGTTGAAACACCATTTTTTGTATTGGGGTATAAAATAAAATGATATGCCCAAGCACACTTACTATATTTTAGTTCGCAGTCTTACGGCAAGATATAAAAAGCCGATGACAGCAAAGGAATATAGGCATAGATATATTTTAAAAAGTCTAAAAGAAGAAAGGAAGAAAAATGAAAATAACAGATGAACAAAAAAGATTTTTAGTAGAAATGAGAAAACTTAAATTAGGGATTATTGAGAATGTAGTAGCAGAGGAAAAACTATTTATATACGGCACAAAAGTATTTGAGAAAGTGGATAAGAAACATAATGATTTAATTAAATCATTGGTAGAAATAGGCTTGCTTATTAAGAAAAAAGAGGCTGACACTTTTTACCATTATAGCTACTTCCTTAATCCCATGCACAAAGATTTCATAAAAGAATTAAGGCTAACAAAACCAACAAACATTATTTATTAAGCAAATTAAAAAGTTTAAATGGAAGCAAATAAATATGTACCAAGTGAGGAGTTTTTGGCAAGTATTGGATTCTTATTTAACTACAACAAGTGGATTTATGGCACGTCTAAGTTTCAAGTGATATTTTTTGACCGAGTATTCAGATTTTACAGATTAGACTTTATTGGCTTACCTCTCAACATCACCTCCGACTCAGATCTGACAACTTTTATCAAAATTATCTCTAATCAGAAAGGATAAGCGGAAAATGAGTAACCCATTAATATTGAGTCATAAGCAAAAAACAGTTATTGTAGATATAAGAGATAGTCATTGTAAATTCTTTTGGGAGTGCGGAGACACTTATGAAACGAGGCACAACGAAGTTTTACCAAAAAGAACGATTGATAGTTTGATTAAAAAAGGTATTTTCATCTTCAAAAAAGATTACCCGCAAATTAACCAAGATAGCTGGATATTAAATCCCACTTATAAAACTTTTATCAACTCACTATGACACCCATTACCAAAAAAGACATTGCCAGTAGCTTTAGGGAAATAGAAACAAAGTTTGGCGGAATTTGCTTTAACTTCGGAGATAAGCGAAGAGGCAGAACTGCAACAGTCGGCAAGTCAGACCTTGAAATCGTTTATAAGGGCTTGCTGTGTATGATTGAAATTAAGGTAGGCACTGACAAGCTGACCGAGAAACAAATCAATTACGGGCTTGCTGTGTGCGATGTACCTACCGTTCCGTACGTCATTGCAGATGAAAATACCTATCAACTATTCAAAGAGCTTATTTTGAGAGGTGATAGAATGGCATTAAACAGATACAAAGGCGAGTGCAAATTATATTTACTTAAAGAGCAAAAACGCTTACAGGACTTAGAGGCGAAAAGGAACTTAACTAAAAAATAAAGCAATGGAAGAAGAAATTAGTTTATTAACAAGTGAAGATAGATATTTACTTTGGGCGTACTTCACAGAGGAACACAATCTGACATTGGTAGAATCCGAACTTGACGATGTAATTTACAGAGTTGAAGATTATATTCTGCCAAAAAATAAAATTGTAAGAAGACTTATTAAATTTTTAATGAAATTATTCTAACTCAACCTTATCAACATTATCAATCTTAAAAATGGAAAAAGAGAAAATGGAAATAAGTTATTCAACAGGGGATTTATTCCTTGACAAAGATACAGGCGAATATTTATTGCTTATAGATTATGACAAGGAAAAGGGGCTGTACGATAAAAGAATTAATATGGTCGATATGACTTTGGGGCATAAATATTCAGACGGAATAATCGTGAAGAATATTCATGAAATAACAATGGCAGAATTTGAGGAGCTTACAAAACCTTTTACTAGCCACTTTGTTAAAATTCATAACCCATACCAAACAGAGCCGAACTATTCTTAACCCCCCATTTTAGTATTGAATGTTTAAGGGGAAAGGAAATTGAGTATTGATTTTAGGAAAAATTGTGTATATTGAAAGCAGTTCATTAAAATATCGTGTGCAGGGAAAGAACAAAATTTTAATCCCGTAATTCTTAAAAAGTTTTCGACCATAGGAGCACACGCCTTGAAGTCGAATAGAGAGTTACGGGATTTTTTTATTAAATAAATATTATGAGTAAAATTACTTATGGGCTTTCAAATGATAATGAAAGTATGGAAGAAGAAATTAGGTTTATAGATAAAGGTAGCGTAGTTTATATTGAAATATTAAGATTTGAAGATGACGAAGCTAAATATAATATTAGCGGTAATATAGTTGTAAATAAAGAAGATTTTTTAAAAGTGGTAGAAGAAATTAAAAAGAACTTTATAACCCCCATTGGCACATAAAAAATATGATTTACCTGCAATGCCGTTTTACATTGGAGATTGGAAAAAAGACCCTGCAGTATCTTCATTAACAAGGGAACAAAAAATGATATGGCTTGAAATGATTTTCTTAATGTGGGAAAGTGAGGAGAGAGGATATTTAACAGTGAATAAAAAGCCTATGTCAGTACAAATGATAGCTACGGCACTAAGTATGGAATTAAACCAAACCAAAAATGTACTTAAAATTTTAGAAAACTTAGGGATTTTTTCACGAAGAATTGAAGATAAAGCGATATATTCTCGTAGAATGGTAAAACTCGTAGAACTATCAAACAAGCGTAAAAATGCAGGAAAGCAGGGAGGCAATCCAAATTTGCTTAACCAAAACCCAACCAAACCTTTAGCAAATGGTTTACCAAATGCTGAAAGTGAAACTGTAAATGAACTTGTAGATTATAAAGTCATATATAGCGAACTTGAAAAAATTTTTAATCAGTTCCCTCTAAGTAGGCAAAGAGGGCGAGAGCAAGTAATCGGAGACTGTGCAGGAAACATTGGGGGAAGTGTAGATTTAAAGAATTTTCAATTAGCTTTTCAAAGTGTAAAAGACAATGCAAGTGAGGATAAATACTATCCAATGACCGATAAGTTTTTTTATAAGTGGCGGGAAAAGATTCCCGAATCCGATAACTCAAAAAGCGGATATATAAAATTAAATCAATAAAAATTATGACCGAACAAGAAACAATACTACAAAATGAATTTGATACACTTTGGAATGAATATTTGAAAGTGACCGAAAGAGTAGAAGAAATTAAAAAACGCTGTAATGAGATAATGTCTATCCTTGACCCGGATATATTTGATTTAAGCACGGAAGAAATGAAAGAAATAAGCAAAGAACTTGATAAAGAAATTAAACTAAAAAAGTTTGCAAACTCTCTAAGATAAAAAAATAATGATAGAAGAAAAATTAAACCAACTCATAAAAAAATACGCCTCGTTCGATTATCAGACTGTGTATACTATGAGCGGTAAGTATCAGGCGTACAAAGATTACGTTGATACACTGGAAGATAGAAAGGTCAATTTAGGATTTGCAAATATAGATGAAAACTTAGGGGGATTTAGACCGAGTGAAGTAATCACAGTTGTATCTCCTACGAATATTGGTAAGACTGCATTCGCAATGAATGTCGGTTTAAATGTTTGTAGAAATACAAATTACTTGGTTCTTATGTTTTCCCTCGAAACAAGCGAAATAGATTTATTTGAAAGATACGTGCAGATGCTTTTAGGTACGGCAACTTATAAAATTGAAATGCTTGTTAAAAAAATGGATAAGGAATTTGATAAATGTATCGAGGAAGAAATTCACAAACTTAAAAATATTGTAAGCATTGTTAAGCGTGTTCATATAAATGAAGTAATACCTTACGTGAAAGCATTGGAGGAATTACTGGAAAATAAAACAGCTTTGATAATCATTGACTATGTTGGATTAATTCAGCACGGAGATAAAAATGAATATCAAGGTTTAACCGGGGTAATGAGAAAGCTGAAAGAAATAGCTTTAATATTAAAAGTTCCAATATTACTTTTATCGCAAACCGATAGAGTTAATTCAAAAGAGGGTAATTTAGATTTATATTCAGGGAAAGGAAGCGGTGAAGTTGAAAACAGTTCGCAGATATTATTCACACTGGAGAAGCCTAAAGAAATTCCGCCTGAAATTTATTCTAAACTTGATAGCGATATTATAAGGCATATAGGAAAAGAGAAAGACCAAGCGTATAATTTATTGTTGCTTACTACTCACAAAAAGAAAAGAGGCTATATGCCTGATCCTACAATAATTTTATTTGAAAAGAAAACATTAAGAATGGTAGAGTATAAGAACCCGAAAGAAAAAATAGAACCAAATCCACTTAACTTTTATACCAACTAACACTTTAACCCAAAACAAAGGAGAGGGAAAAATGCCAGAAATCACAGAGTACAAAGACAACAAATTAATTACACTTAATCCGGGAGAGAAATATCCGTTCAGTTTAGGCTTAGGAAAAGCAAAAATGATATTGGCAAATATTGATGCAATAAAAATATTTGTAAATTCAGAGGGGCAAAGTTGCGAGAAAGCCCCTGACATAAGCAGTATGCTTAAATCGGGTAGCGACGAACCTGACGGAAATTTACCTTTTTAACCCTAACCAAATTAAATAAGAAAAAACGATTATGGAAGAAAAAACAGGGCAAGAAATTTTTAACAGCTTATCGCCCGAAGCACAAAAGAGATTAATCAAATCTCAAAGTAAGTTTGTAGGTAGTATGCAGAAACTAATGGGCAAGAAAGACGCGGGATTTACAAGTATGGAAATTTCGTCAACTCATTTTGACAAAACAATCGAAATAACAAAAGACAAAGTAAACATAAAAAACAAATAAACCCAAACCTTATGCTTGGAACAACGGAGTTCAATCGGCTAATGAAGTTAGCGAAGAAAATCAACAATCTGACAACTGACGAGGAACGGTTGCAGTTTTGTAAGAAGAATAGTAAGGATGTAAAAATTAGACTGGATAGTGATTATAGCTTTATTCAGTTTGTTGCCCGCAACACAATGAGCGTAGAGCAAGATAGTCTCTTAACCGACATTTTACAAGAATACGGAAAGGATGATTTTGCTGATTCTTTCGGAAATAGTGACGGAGTTATAAACCTCTTTAACTTTATCGGCATTACGGCGGAGGGAGTATAAAATGGAAATTAAATTTGACTTAAATCAATGGGGCGAAGTATTAAAAAAGGCTGATATACTCACAAAGCAAAATAGCGGACATTCTTTTATTAAGATTTTGAAAACAAAATGTAAGTATTGTGGCAGAACAGAAAAACAAAAAGGAAGTTACTCACAATGGCATTTAACCTTTTTCGATAAAATACTTGAAGTTTTATTAACCCTTAACCAAACCCACAATGGAAAATAAAAATAGAATTTTAGAGGAAAGAGTAAGAGAGATAATAATTGCAGAGTTTAAAGCTATCAATTTAACTATGCAACCTTGGTTTTACGATAAACTCGTAAATGCTGTGATTTCCCTTCCCGAATTTAATGCCGAGAAATTGGAGAGGGTAAGGGAGTATTCCAATACTTTCAAAGACCAAGGTAGTTACGATGTTAAAATTATGTGCAGAGAAATCCTCTCCATTCTCAATACCGACGTTAAGCCGTTTGATGTAAGGGAGTGGTTGGAGGGGAAAGGATTTGAACCAATTCGCAATAATCCTTCACTATACGAGCATAAAAGTTTCTCTTATGTATTCCATTTTTACAATCATACGGCTGATTTCAAAACAGGGGTGCTTGCAATCTTAAATTTCAGATCGGTAAAATTCGAGGGGATTATCCCTACTTCCCTCTACTCTTGGGAGCAGTTATTGAAAACGTTAGGAGTGGAGCTGTAATTTGCCTTTAATCGGGCTTAGGAGCTTCACAGTGACATTTGTTTTGCGTAAAGCAGTAAGTCAACACGTAATACGGAAATAGTCCATTTTTAAACTAAAATAAAGGGGTACAATATGATTACAGCCAAAAGAAATAAAGCGGGAAATATCGAGATAAATGGTACTTGGCATATTTTTTCGACAGATAAGAAAAACAGAATGGTCTTCAAAGCAGATGACTGTGAGTTGGATATTCCGATTGAAGAAGAAAGGGAAGATAAACCTTTGTATATGGGTTTCAATAAAACGGAATTAGATAAAATTCATAGATTTATTATGGACGGCGGAGTAGAAAAGAATAAAGTCTTAGAAACTAAATTCGTTCCTAATCGCGATGAATTGTTAAAGTGGGGGTTTGTGGAAACAACGTGGAAAACTTATTTCGCTAACGGGGATAAAACCATTCTATATTCGCAAACAGAAAATAAACTTTTTCAATATGCAGTGGCTAACAATATTGAAATCCCTTTCCACACCAAAGCAGATTTTTTGAAAGCGATAGGTGTAGAGGAAAAAGAAAAACCTTTTGATAAGAGTCGCAATGGAGGAGTTGAATATTACAAAGCTAATGAGGGTGTGAATGATTATGAAAAGGCGACTTACATTCCCAGTGAATCTTTATTGCAGGAATTGGGGTTCAAGTGTGAATCCGCATTATTAACAAATCCATCAATAAAAGTATGGGAATTTAAATTCAACAATCAGTTGTTTATATGTTACGATTGCAGTAATCAATTCTTAATCGGGGGTGATTATCACGGTAAACTATTTCTCCGTTCCGATTCAGAGCTTCGTATGTTGGTAGAAGTGTTGGGGAGGGAGAAGTGATGAGGAAAATATACACAATGCCAAAAGTTAGAAAACCTAAGGTTAAGTTAAGAGAGCCGTACAAAATTAAAGGAAGACAGTGCACAGTTTATATCTATGCCCTTTGTTGTCCTCTTACATTCTTACCAAAATATGTAGGACAAACAAAAAATATACGCGGACGTTACAATGACCATTTAGCAGAGAAGGCGGGATACAACTATCAAAATGTAAAGAAGCAAAAATGGATTGCCGGATTAATGGAAAAGAATTTAAAGCCATATTTTACAATTTTAGAAATAACTAATTCAAATTTATGCAACGAAAGAGAACAACATTGGACTATCAAATATTTCAATGAAGGTCATCTGTTATTCAATAAAAAGATAGGGCTGTTTAGCCCAGACAAATTTAAGGACTTGAAATTGTCCAATCATTTTACGTAATTTTGAAATAGAATGGCAATTATATTAAGACTAAATACAGGTAATAACAAAAATGGGTAGAAATCCGGGAGATAAGAACGCTAAAACAATGCAGTGGGAATTAATGGGCGAGTACCTTACCGATGCGGGAATCCAAAGATATAAAGAATTGATGGATAGAGCAGAGGGAGAGGACTTCATAAAATACTTTATGCAACTCATAGAGTTTTTTAAACCCAAACTTGCACGTAAAGAATTAACAGGTAAGGACGGTGAAGAATTAAAACTCCCGATAATTCAAGTTGAAATCTTGAAACCCGCAAATGGAACAAACGAGAATCCCGCTTAGAACTACAATACATTTCGAGCAACTTCAAAACTCCACAAAAAGAATATCCGTCTTTCAGGGCGGGACTCGTTCAGCGAAAACCTACAATATTTTAATTTGGATTATAATTTATCTTTGCCAAAACAGAGGTAAGATAGTGACTATATGCCGGGAGACATTGCCGAGCTTACGCGGAACTGCAATGAGGGATTTCTTTGAGATATTGGAATCAGTAAAGCTGTACAATGTTAAGAGCCATAACAAGACTAACAACGAGTATACGCTCAATGGGAACTTAGTTGAATTTATTTCGATAGATGAATCTCAAAAGATAAGAGGTCGTAAAAGGCATATACTTTTTATCAATGAAGCGAATGAGATAAACAAAGAAGCGTGGCTACAATTAGCGTTCAGAACGAAAGAAAAGATTATACTGGATTATAACCCTAGTGACGAAATCAGTTTTATTTACGATGACATATTAACCCGTGATGACTGCGAATTATTTATTTCAACTTACTTAGATAACCCCTTTCTTGAAAAAGAACTGGTAGAGGAAATAGAAAGATTAAAGCTCACAGATGAAAACTACTGGAATATTTATGGTTTAGGTCAGAGAGGAAAATCACTTGAAAAGATTTATACCCACTGGATTAATAACAAGCCTTTCCCCGGTACATTCGATGAAACAATATACGGTTTGGATTTTGGTTTCAATAATCCCTCTGCCTTAGTGGAGTATTCGATTAAAGACCAATGCGTATATATCACAGAGTTGCTGTATGAAAGCGGGTTAACCAACAATGATTTAATCAGAAAATTAGAGATACTAATTCCGAATAAGAATAACTATATTTACGCAGACTGTGCTGAACCTGCGAGGATAGAAGAAATACAAAGAATGGGTTTTAATGTTTATCCTGCCGATAAGTCAGTTAAAGACGGCATAGACTTTATAAAAACTCAAAGACTGTTTCTAAATCCGAGTAGCGTACAACTTAAGAAAGAGTTTCAGTCTTACAGTTGGAAGAAAAATAAAGACGGAGTAATTTTAGATGAACCGATTAAGTTTAACGACCACTTGCCCGATGCCGTACGTTATGCCGGGTATACTCACAGCAAGAACATTGCCCCCACAATAACCTATATGTAATATGGAAAAATTCAAACTATATCTTTCAAAAGAGCAAATCAAGCAAGGGATTGAAGCAGGGCAAATTGTTGATAACAAATTTTATAATGCGGAGCTTTGTATTTATTTTGACATTGAGGAAACTAAATTGTTACCAAGAAATCCTTTCCCCGCTTACTCTAAATCCGTAATCAAAAACTATAATAAATCGTAATGGAGAAAGAATTAGAACTGGGTTTATATGATAATGAGGTCGACAGTACAAAAGAGGAAAGCATACACTTTATGAATTATTTTATATACGATAAAAGAGATGCTATTATCCCTAAAGACGTTGGTTTATTTTGGAGTAATTACAGAGGAAATACTTTTTTCGATATGCTTATGCTTAAAAGTTGGGAAGAACATTTCGTTGAAATCGAAAAAGAATTTACGAAGTTTTTATTTGGTGAAGTTAACCCTTTTAAACAAATATAGTTTGACTTTCAATTTAAAATGATTATTTTTGTAATGTGCAGGATATCAAACCAATTCGATTACACTTAGACCCGCAGACAAATACGCTTACAGCAATACGCACAAAAGGAAATGTTAAACTCGTTCAGGCAATAATAACTCTTAGCAGTAAAAACAATTTTGGCTTTAAAGATATGAAAGTGTTGGTGAAATGAAAGAGCGGATTTACAGTGTAGATAGACTGAAAGACATAGGCATTAAAAAAATAATGCAGATTAATACAAAAGATAATAAATTTTATTATAACCACAATACCAAAGAATTAACAACTAAGTCAAAGTTTAAGATTAAAGATATAAGCTGGTTGAAACCTTTCGCAAAGGGATTTTGGCAAAGGCTAAGAATACAGTTAAGATTTGTAGGGCAATATTTTAAAGAGATTAAAATAGATACTAAGTAACACCACATTCAGCATCTCCACGTAGATAAAATTAGATTTACGGAATTTTATAGGCGATAATTAAGATTAAGTTCTTAGCTATCGCCTTTTTGCATTTTATATGGGAATATTTAAAGAATTAGCGAAAACAGGTTTGCAGTATCTATCGAGAGAAGATGCCGACACTAATGCTATTTCAAATAATTCTATAACTCCCTCCCAAAAGAATTACTATCAAGAATGGATTGAGTGGACTGACAACGATAACTTTCTAGCCTTTGCCAACGATGTTAATGGTCTTGTGCTTTTCCGTGAAAATGCCTATGCGTGTATAAAGAAAATTGCAATGAATGTTGCAAAAGGTCAGCCGTTTTTGTATAAAGAGTTTAAGAAGAAAACAAACGAGATTCACGACCACCCATTTTTAAGAGTTTTAAGGAACGGGAATATATACGGGCAATCATTTCAAGACATAATCGTAATGACTGTTTATAACCTGTATCTGAATAAAAAAGCATATTGGCATATAGTTAAAACTAAAACAGCTTTTGGCGACATTCTAAACGAAATAAGAGTACTGCCCTCCCGATTTGTTCAGCCCGTTTATAACAAGGAAAATACATTAATCGAATATTATGAATACAATCAGAACAAAAGAGTAAGATTTGATAAAGAGGAAATATTGGAGTTCTGTAATCACAATCCTAACAGCAATACAGAGGGTTTAGCTCCGATAGATAGATTCATTGCGACGCTTAATGTTGAGAAAGAAATGCAACAATATGCCAATGAGTTGTTTAAGAACGGCGGGAATATAGACGGCTTTTTAAGCACAGACCAAGCATTGAATGACGAACAGAGAAAACAATTAGCTGAATCTTGGAGGGCTAAATATACTGGTGCGGGCAATAGGCATAAGACGGCAGTAATGGATAAGGGACTGACTTATGAGCAAATGAGTACCACTCCGAGAGAGCTTGACTTCGCACAGTCAGAAAAGAATGTACGCGATAAGATATTCATATTCTTTGAAGTTCCTCCGCCTGTTATGGGAGTTGTTGAGAATGTTAATTACAGTAATGGCGACAATGCACAGAAATCATTCATAGAAAATATGATTGAGCCTTATGCTAAGATAATGATTGAAAGCAAGATTAATATGTATTTCCGCAAAATGTACGGCGATAAGTTTAAGTTTGTATTAGAGTATGATTTTGAAACAGACCCTGCATTACAGCTAAGAAAATTAGAGTTCTATTTAAAATTCATAAAGCCCGAAGTGATTGCAGAAATGGAGGGGTTTGGAGTGGAAGACGTAAAAGAGGTAGTCGATTTAACACCGACACCCGAAACAACAACCGAAGATACGAAAGAGCCTGCTAAACAAAAATAAAAAGAAAGTTAATGAAAACATTTTATTCGGATTACAAGTCAGAGATAGTAAATAAAATTGATACAGGGAAACGAAGCATAATACACGTTATCACTACGGGGGATAAGAATAGGTTAGACCAAGTCGTTAATCCGCAGGGTTGGAACAATCAAGCAGATTTCAAGGCTAATCCGATTGTTTTATTTAATCACGGAGGCGGTTTTTTCGGTGATGCTTCCTCTCATATATTTTCAATAGGGACAAGTGAATGGCAGGAAGTAAAAACGAATCATATTGAAGCTAAGACTAATTTTGCAAGTACTGATTTAGCAAATGATATATTTAATCTCAATGTAGAAAAGGTTCTTAATAGCTGGTCTATTGGTTTCAATCCAGTTGGAGAGCCTAAGTTTATGAACAATGCATTGTACATTGATAAATGGGATATGCTTGAATATAGCTCTGTTTATATACCTGCCAATGCGAATTGTACAAACCTTGAAATAATGACTAACTCACTGGAGATTGTTAAGAACGGGTATTTAAAGAATTACATTACGCACAAACATTTAGAGGTAGAGCAAAAGGAAGAAGTCGGCAAATTAAAAACGGAACTTGAAACGATTAAGAATAACCATAAGGCAGATTTCGATAAATACAGAAATGATTTTGAGGCACAGCAAAAAGAAACTTTAAAGAATTTTTATAAAGTAATATCCGAGAAAATTAACACAGAATTTAACGACACACTTGGGAAGCATTTTAAGGACGTTCCTGAAATGATTAACCAAACCGTTATAAAATCTGTAAAAACTTTAATGGGTGATTTAAGATAAATGAGACGTTCTTAGAATCTTATACCTAAATTTTAAATAAAAACAAAGTGAGCGAACAAGAAATTAAAGATTTACTGGAGCAGTCCAAGACTAACGGAGCAATGACGGTTGAGGCTTTCAACAATCTTCAAACTGAAATAAAAAACAGCAACGGGAAACTTGACGAGGGTTTGCAGGCTATCATAACTGAATTAAAATCAGCCAATGATAAGCTTACGGCTCAAAAAGAGGAAAACTCTTTGAAACCCAACTGGACAAACTCATTCTTATCCGATAAGGAGAGAACCAATTCCGATGAAAAGGAAAAAGAGAACATGGCTACTAACAGAATGATTTTATACATGGCAAGGGAACACAATAAAAGTGCTACCCCTGCGATGCTAACGGCACTTGATGACTATAAAAAGAACTCCGTGCAATCAGAGGGTACACCGTCAACAGGTGGTTATCTATTACCTACTCCTACGGGGAAACTCATTGAGCAGGAACTAAGAACAAGCGGATTGTTTTTCTCTGAGACTACTAATATCGAAATGGTGAACAACACAATCAAATTTCCTACACTTGGTAGAAGCGGACACCCAACACCTGTATACGTTGCCCCCGGCGGTCGTAAGCCTGTTAAGAATTTTACATTTGCGCAGGTTTCAATGGCACTGCAAAAATATGCTTGCTTAATTCCATGGGAAGATGAATTTAACGAAGATAATCCTGTAATTGATTTTGAGGCATTAATAAGAAAAAATGCTAAAGATTATTTCGGAATCATATTTGATGATATTCTTTTCAGAGGTGATTCACAGATTAACGGTATTGAAGACTTTACAACTACTTATCAGACAACTGCGGGAACTGGATTTACCTCGGTTACACTTGATGACATTATAAACGCACAGGGTAAATTACTTACAGGCTCGTTAAAGGGTGCTAAGTATTATATGTCCCCGTCGATGTGGGCTTATTTAGGCACTTTGAAAGGCTCTACAAACGACCATTACTTAATACCTGAATGGGATTACAGTAATTTGAGATTGAAAGGCTATCCTGTTGTATTAACTGATTCAGCTTATTCAATCAATGAATCGGGTGCAAACAAAACTCTTATTACTTTCGGTAATTTGCAGAATGTTTATACCGGAATGAAAAAAGGCATGGGAATTAAAATGGACACGACTAATTCGGGTGCTTTCGTTGATGCGGATAATACGACCGTAAGATACCCATTCCAAGAAAACTTGACTGTAATGAGAATTGAAAAAAGAGTTGATGCGGACATTCCGTTCCCGTTGGATATAGTACAGATTAAAACAGCCACGATGTAAGAAATAAGTTAATTCGCATAAGCCTCTTATTGGTTTAAGGGGCTTATTTTAAAAACCAAAAATAGACAAATAATTATATGGCACTTTCAGAAAAAGAGCAAAAAGAAAAGCAAAAGAGCTTAGACCAAATCGAATATAAAATTATAGGCGAGAACACTGCAACTGGTAAAGATGTAGACGGTAAAGAGCTTAAATTCGCTTTGCATGAAGATAATTACAACTTCAAGAAAGGTGAAACAATATGGCTTACTCCAAGGAGAGCAAAGCAGATTAACACAGGCAGAGACCCGAAAACAGGCGAAGAAACTGAATTAAAAATTGTTGAACCAATAAAAGCAAAATAAACTTTAAACATTTTCAAATGAAAAAAATACTATTAACAATAATCCTTTTGCTTGTTTGCAGTTTTACGAAAGCAGATACAAAGGATTTTAATTTCACCGACTATAATTTCTATGGGGAGTTGAGAGTGCCTCTTAACGTCTCTAAGGTTACAAATGATAGTTTGGTTTTCGGAGATACCACTGCGTTCTTTGATTTGAACGGTGCTAAGTCCTTTATACTGACGGCACAGGATAGTTCTAATTCAAAAGTGGATAGTCTTAAATGTTATCTTGTAACCAGTCCGCGAAGTGCTATCGGTGTAAGGTACTCATTGCTTGCAATGTTTGAATTATCGCAGACCACAAGAACAACATACATTACATTACTTATCCCCGGCGACGGAGTGACAACTTCCTATAAATATGAGGGAGACACTGAAATATACGGAGTGTACGTTGTGAGACTAAATGCAGGTACAAACGTTGCTTTGGCAGGTTATCCTTACAAAACTTCAATCGGTGTAATATTTGACTAAACTATGATTACCCTATCGGAATTAAAATATTATAACAAGATAACAACGACTGAAAAGGATTTAATCTTCCAGTCCTGTATTGATGAAGCAACTTCAAACATTGGCAGTAAATGCTCACGAAGTTTCGGAAACGATAATCACGTTGAATACTTTAACTTTGATAACAGAGGATATTACAGTTATTGCTGTGAGGACTATTACCCGTTCAGATATGGAAACAGTAAGCAAGCCGTATTCTTAGGAAACTTGCCCGTGCAGTCCATAACTGCGATTGAGAAATTAGATAATAATGAGTATGTGACTATATTCAATGGTTCGGACACTATATCAGATTCTACCATTTTAAATGCAAGTACAGGGGAAGTAAGCCTAATTAACGGGTATAGCTTCCCCTATGGTAGCAATAGCACGAGAATAACATATAAGGCGGGATATAAATTCAGTCAGTTAAGCGGAACTGTGTCAAATGATGCTAATAGCAGGGCGATTGTAGGAGTTGGAACTTCATTTAAAATGGATTTTGCAGTCGGTGATTATATTCTTATCGGAAACGAAAGAAAGGCAATCACGGCAATAGCAGATGACACTCATTTAACAGTCGGATTTAATTTTATTGAGGCTCACAGCAATTCAGTTTATTACATTAATAATTATCCCGACGACCTAAGGAAGTTCTGCAAAGAGCTTGCAACGTGGATTTATTATCAGTCGCCTCAAAGTGATTTGAAGATATTGGGAACAACTGCTATCAATCAGGGCGGGCAGGCTTCGACTGGTAAATCATTCGCCGAACCGAACTGGACTGACATTATTAATTTTTACAGGATTTGGAACGTATAATATTATGGTAAAAACAGCAAGACTTCATTTCTTACAGCTATTACAGGTACAGGTAGAGAATTTAAAGGCAGAGAATGGCTATGAACTTAATTCACTTGATTTCATAAAAGGATTTAATCCAAATTCAAGAACGCAGTTTCCGTTTATTTGCTATGAAATAGGAGAGGGAAGATACAGCCCGTTGACCGATAGCAAGCAAATGGATATGTATAACGGCACTATCTTATTAGCCTTGCATTATGTAGTCAGTTCCACTGAAGACGTGCAGGGAAGCCTCGTAGACCAGTCCGAACGTGCTTTAAACGACTTTAGGAAGTTCGTACACGGCAGTAAGAGTATTAATGAGGATAAGGTATTATACTTATCTCCAAATAAGACTGTTAATAATATCAATTGGTACATTCAAAGTGAAATCCCAGTTGCCGACAATGTTCAAGGTAACGCAATTGCAAGCGTAGTAATACAGGTTAGTTTTACAGAGAATCAAAATTCACAATTAACAGAAAATTTAGAAACAGGTTTATAACAAAAAATAATTAAAAATGAAATTTACAATACCCTTAAGACAAGTTAGTTCAGCCGACAACGTTCAGCCGAGAGTTATTTATTGTCAGTTAAGATTGAAGTCAGATGAAACCACAGTAGTCGCGACTGGCTCGCCGTTAGGTGCAAAAGTCGGTTGGTACGAATTTGAAGTAACAGGATTGGATTTAATAAAGCTATTAGCGTTATATGTATGCACAAGTGAAAATGGTGTTTATGAAGAAGAAATTACGTGGGGCGGAACTGACGGAAAGCGTCTAAAGGAGTATTTAACTATCGAAGCTCATATCATAACGAACCATATCGGTATTTCAAGTTTTGGTTCTATTGTTACGGCTAACGATACTGGTTCTGAAATAGAGATTTCAAAAGACGGAACTGGTGAATACTTGTTATCAGTTGACCCGCCGATATTTGACGTGGTATATACGAATTGCTACTTTACAAAAAAGATATTATCGACTGGAGAAGTCGTATGCCTTAATTATGATTGCCGTATGATAAGCGACAATAAAATCGCCGTTAATCAAAGAGACGCATTGGCTGACGGAGATTTTACAGACGGAACACCTGAAAATGCATTCAGTATGCTTGTAAGAATAAATCCAGTAGTAGAATAAACACAATTTTTCATAACAATTAAATAAAAATATTATGCCAACAAGTAATTACGACCCAAGCGCTTATCAAGAAGCGGGTGCGAATCACTTTTATCTTTTACAGGTCGATAAAGACGGCAGTGCATTAGCAACTCCCGATGCGTGGGGGCATATGCAAATTAAGCTCACGTCTGCATTTAGTGATAGTCAGCCTAACAACCCCGTTTACGCAGACGACAAGCAGGAATTTACTTCTATACCGGGACAAAGAACTATTTCATTAATGCTTGAAGTAGGACAAGACGACGTTACTACACAATCAATGTTGCAAAATGCATTAGGTAAATATTACGCTGTATTAAACTTTGTTGGTGTTAATAACTATGATAACACAGCCTCGTTAAATACAATGAAAATTGAATATTTCCCTATCTGCAAATTAGACGCAGTATATGAGAGAAATACTCCAGACGGAAGAAAGCCGAAATTTACTTTCAGACCGATAAAGAACCCGACTGCATCAGCATTAACTTTAACTAACGTAGGAACGATTACAGGGCTTACAACTGCCGATGCCGATAACAATCTTGACTCTACTGCTTGGGACGCTTTAGACTTCTCCGTAGCTCCGCAGAAATATCAAGATACACAGATTTGCGTATTAGCATCTTAATAATCTTTAAACTCAAAATAAATTATGGAAAACGAAAAAGAAGTTGCGTACAAAATTCTTTCTAAGGGCGGTAGTCAAAGAAGCGATAAGAGTGGTAATATGGTAAAATATAAGCAAGGTGAAGAAATTATGTTAAAGCCCTCACTTGCCGAAAGAATGTTAAAGGAAGATAAAAATCTTCAACTGCAATTGGTAGAGAAAGAAGTCAAAGAAAAACCCGTAAAACAATAATATTAATATGGTTCAATACAAAGGAATAGAATTAAAGCCCGTTGATTACAGTATTAACTCTCTTAAAGACTTATTTCTCATAGAGGAAAAGTTACAGGTGCTTGCTAATCCGTTAATCGACCCTGCTTATAAAAAAGGTTTGAAAGAACTTGAAACGGAATACCTTAAATCGGTGAAAGAATATAAATCTCTGAACCTATCAGAAGATATGGAAAAGGAATTTGTTGTCACGGCAGGGGAAATATACAAAACAGAGAAATTCGTTTATGAACAGGACTATAAAAAGAAAATGATTGACGGGGGTTTATTCCGTGAGCTTGGGGAAAAGATATTATCCAATTGGGAGGATTTAAATTTAACTCCCGATGAAATAAACTCCCTTGAATTTCAGAGAGCTATTATGGAGGCATATCAGGAATTTTACTCAAAAAAAAAGTTGATTACGAATTAATAAATGATTACAGTAAATTCTTTAGGAAGTGGTTAGATGTTGTTAATAAAGAATATCCCACTGACCCAAACTTGAAACTTCCCGAATCTTTTACCTATGAGAATATGATTAGAACGCTTGCCAAAGTAAATAACTTTTCTCAAATAGAGGCGGGGAGATTAAAGCCCTCCGATTATGTTTTAGAAATGTGCTTATCCGCAGTTGAATCAGCCCAACAAATTAACCAAACGAAAAAGAAACAATAATGATTTCAATTAGCATAGATTCCGATTTCGTAGGTGAGGGAGTAAACTGGATTGATAGCCAAATTAATTATATCGGCGAGAGAAGTAAGAAAGCATTGCGTGAAATAGCTACTAAGATTAAAGATGACATTGGCGGGAACATATTGGGAGGTCGCAGTATTAACGGCGGAGCAGTTGCAAGAAACCTGCCAAGCACTATAAGACATAAGGGATTTAACAGACCATTGTTTGACACTGGTTTAATGAGCCGTTCAGTTGCAACAAGAAGTATAACGGGCGGTTACGAAATATATATGAATGGCAGAGCGAATGATTATGCGGGCTTTGTTCATTACGGAACTAATCGCAGTACTCCGAGACCTTTCTTCGGAATTAGTGCCTCTACCGATAACGATATTGATGTAATTTTAGGAAATTCATTGTAAAAAATATGCCTACGAGCGAAAAAAATTTAAGCGTAAAAGTTACCTCTAAAGTTGAATTAAGTGCGTTACAGCAATTACGCAAAGAGTTTAACAATAATGCTAAGGAGCTTTCTAATCTATCTGTTGCAGGGAAACAAAATACAGAGGTATTTCAAAAACTATCTGCAACTCAAAAGCAGTTAGGACAACAGATAAAAGAAGTTTCAAGGGAAAGCAGGGGCTTATCCGCACAGACTAAAATGAGTTCCTCTCAAATGTTGGAATGGGGAGAGAATATCACTATTGTTTCGGCAGGGCTTGCATTTCTTTTAAGTCGCATAGTTGCATTTACCACAGAGGCCGTTAAGTCAGCGGCAGAGCTTGAAATATACAGAAAGAAATTCGATGAATTGGCAGGCGGTACAGAAAATGCAGAGAAGCAGTTAGAATTATTAAGGAAAGCAAGTGCGGGTAATTTTGATGACAAAGAATTAATACTGTATTCCAATAAAATGAGGCTTTTGGGTCAGACCTCCGATAATACAGCTAAGTTTTTAGATATAGTTGAACGCAAAGCCGATGACGTTGGAATTACTTTTGAACAAGGATTGTCAGCAGTTGAAAAATTTGTTGTGGCGGGAAGAGGTAGAGGATTAATAGAGCTTGGTATAAATCTTAATGGAGTTAATCAGGAAATGCGTAAAGCGACTGGTTTAACTGAAGACCAAATTAACAAGTTAGATGAATTTGAGCAAGAACAAATTAGAATTAATGCGATATTAGATACGCAGGGTGATTCCATTGAAAATATAGGCAAAAAAACAAAAGATACGGGAGATAAAATCCAGTCTCTTTCTACAATATGGTCGAACTTCTCAACAGGTGCGGGCAAGGATTTATTAGGATTGTTTAACAGCGTTTACGATATAATGAAAAACGTTGGAATAGAAAGCGGGAATCTTTACCGGGATTTTAAAGACTTAGTTGGCATAGTCGAGGCTTTTGTTTCTCCGTTAACCTTTATGGTTACTCATTTTAATTTACTGGTTAGTTCAATTGAAAATTCAGTAGGTGCGGTGAGAAGTTTTCTATCTCCGTTAATAAAAATAATTGATGCAGTAAGAACATTAAATAATTTAGCTTTCGGAGGTAATGAACCGACTATTAATATTCCTGCGAAAGACCCGTTAGACAAAGTCACTCAAAAAGATAATAGGAGGCTTCCTCCAAAAAATACGCCGTCTGCGGGAAAGAAAGAAGTCGAAGACCAGCTTTACACACTTGACAAATTCCTAAGACTTTTAAAAGCTCAAATAGGTTTAAATGAGGAAAACTATAAACAGCACTTAATTACTGCGGAGGTTTACAATAAAGAAAATCAATCCTTATTAGACCAATTAAATGCACAGGAAAAGTTAATACAAGTTGTTGAAACAAAAGGTAAAACAGCAGAGGAAATAAAGGCGACTATTCTTGAAAACCAAACAAAGTTTTTAAGAGAGCAATTAGATTTAGTTCAAAGGATTAATTCAGTAGGAGTTGGTAGAGTAAGCAATTCAAGGACTCCACGGGGCGAGGTAGGAGTTAACGGGTTAATTGATGACTTCATAAAAAACATTTATGGCAAGCCCGAAAACAGAGCATTGCCAGTGAATTTTAATAAGTCAAATGCAGACCAAGTTAACAGAATTTTACCAAACTCTGAATCAGTACAAAGCGAGCAAGCAACAAACCCATTAGAGGGCTTACTAGCCGATTCAAAAGACCTTGCTTCTAATCTTAGTAACTCAATGAGCATATTAGGAATCGGTGCGGATTCATTTGTTACGCAATTACTGAACGGCTTTTCATCAACATTAACTTTAATTGATAACATTGTAGGAATCATAAGAACAATCGGCAGTATAAGCAGTGGGGGAGGATTGGGATTCTTAGGAAGTATTTTCGGAATAGCGACAAGTTTTATACCAGGTGCGGGTGCTATCGGTGCATTGGCAGGTCAGGCAATTGGAGGTAAGCCCGATTATTCGCAATTTAACGGCGGTCGTGCAGGGCAGGGAAATAGTATGAGGGTATCTTTTGAAACAATAAGAGTAGAGCAACGAGGCGATAAATTAATCAGTGTAATAAGGGCAAGTGAAAGCAAAAGGAGTAACGGCAGATTTTAATGTATGGTAACTTACAAATATTATGCGAACAATATTATTTTGGCAGTGTTACCACTGACGTTAACGAAGTATCATTCTTTAGCGGGCTTGAACCCTCGTTAATTAACAGCATTGATTTGATTGACTACGTTAAGAATGAAAGCGATTTAATAATCAGTTCCAGACGTGAGGAAATTGACACGATAGAAGATAGTTTAAGATTATTTACTTCTTTCGGCTCACTGGATTTAAGTTTAAGTAACTTAGTAAGACCGAGACTATTCGACTTCTTTATAATTGATAACAATGAGAATCCGTTTTATCTGTACAAAATAAAAATGATTGATGACGGGACTTTGATATTTCAAGGAACGCTAAGCCCAAGCGATTTAGGATATAGTAACCCGCAGGAATTTAACGAACGTGAAACAATTGATTTAACCATATACGGGTGGGGAAAAGGATTCAAGGATTATTTCAGCAGTGGCTTAATGCCCGATTTAAGTTTTCCTAACTATTGGTTTGAGGAGGAATTTAACGGCAATCCGTTAGAGGTAACTTCATTACTGCTTTTAATCAATGCTTTATTTGCGATACCATATAGCAACATTATTACGGATAACGGAATAAATGATGACACTACTTTAAATGCTTGGAGGATAAAAAGATTTCCGGATTTAGTAAATCCTACTACTACCAGTAACAGCGGGAATGACCCGACATATTGGTTTCAGAACGGATATGATTACATAAGCTCTAATCAAAAACTAAGCCCGATTGATTTCTTCCGTAAAATGTGCAATGCAATGGGGTGGGTATTCTATTTTAAGATAGTCGACAATGAAATGAAGTTTGTAGTAAGGAATAGGGTTACTACAAAAAACTTCTTTACACAAAGGCAGATTGATAACGCAGATGTAATTGAGTATTCAGTTGTGTTTGCAGAGTACCGACAAAGGGTAAAAGTAATAAAGATACCCGCATTGGAAGCATTTGGAGGCGATAGTATATTTTACGATAGCACTGGGATATTGATAATAGCTAACCTTGTTTATCAGGGAAAGCACGATTTAGTATTTAGCGTTGATTCTACTCCGCCAAAAACAGACTTAATCTATTTTACAGAGGCGAAATTAGATTTAAGTGCGGGTTGGAAAATAAAACCTAAAGCAATTGAGGATTACGGATTCAGCAAATACTTTAATGGCGATAATGTTAATACTAAGTATGAGAATATATTTTATAACAGCGGTGAGTTAACAGAGGTATTTGCATTCAGTTATGACGGCAGATTTTTATTAGAAATAGATGCAGGCCATAATAATTTTAGTGCTGAAAAGAAAAAGAGAAAGAATTTGCAGACTGCAGTTGCAAGCGATTATAACAGCGGAGACAATATCAGTGGCGGAGACTTAATATATGACGGCAACATCGGTACTGCAATGTGCAGACTGGAATCAGGGGCTAATTCTTATACTCAATACCTTGCATTAAACAACGGATTAAGCGGGAATAGAAGCTATACGAGGTCGCCTCAGTTTCAAAGTAACATACAAGCATTGCTTACAACTAATAGCAATTTGAATGTACTGGTGAAAGTAAAAGGCTTTTATCACGATATTGATGAAGTGTTATCATTCAATAATCCTGCCGATATATTTCCGTTCGGCTATGAATATGACATTGCAGACGTAAAGGCAGATAGAAAAAATAAAGTTACCACTTATGAACTTAGAAAAAGGAATGTATAAATGGTATTGAACGGCATAGGCATACCGAGAATGGATATTTTCAGCGGTGATATTCGCATTGATTCAATTGAAATGCCGAGATGCAATATTGAGGGGCTTCGTAATGATTTATCCTTTGATGAAATAAGACACAATCTATTGAACGGCAAAAGATTGCAGGAAATATTGTGGTTTCATTATTTGTTCGTTTTGAATTACGTTGGATTAATGTTCAGTGAGGATTTAGATAATTACAGAAAGATATTGAATTACAAACAGGCGGGTTATGATTTATTTTTAATCCCTCATATAGACGAGGGAAGTTTAAGATACGAGGTAAATATTTCAACTGGAATAGGGTTTTTGTATGATTACCCCGATAATGAAATAGGGCAGGGCTTTCAGGGAATCATTTGTCAGTTTGATACGGTTAATCCGATTAATCAAGTGCAGTTTATAAGACCTGACGAAGTTAGTGCTTATCCCGTAGATTGTTCAACAGTTTTAAATTAGAGTTTAAAGTTTAAATTAAATAATTATGCCAAAATATTATAGTGTTTCAATAGAGGACACAGTTGTCATAGGAAGCGATACAGTTAAAATTCCCATTACAAGTGCCATACTTACAGGCGGAGCAAGGCTATATCAAATTGCCTCCCCCAATACAACTTATACCTTAACGCACACAGGAAAAGGTGTGTGGGGTTCAGCAAATATACCCGATGACGTTTACAAACTTCAAACTAACACAGGAAGCGGGTGGGTAGATAATGCGGGCTTTTCAGATGCTTCGGGTCGTTGGATAGGCGATAATGCTTTTGATGCTTCGATAATAACATCAGGCACTTTTGACGTAGCAAGAATACCAGTACTGCCAAATTCAAAGATAGGGGCGGGGATAGACCCGTTAAAGATAGGAAGCGGATTAGTCGGCACAGTTATTTTTGATTACCTTGCAAACCTTACAAGTGACGTACAGGCTCAATTAAATGGGTTAACGGCATTGAATGCGGGAACGGCTCACTTAGCGGGGTCAGAAACATTTACAGGTACAAAGCTAATCCGTTCTACTTTCTTAGTTGACCCTACAAATAATGGAAAATTAAGGCAGGCATTTTATGAAGTTCCGCCGACTAACTTGGATTATACACCTAAAAAGTTTGTAGTTGATTACGTAAATGATTACCTGTTAGGAGTTACAGTTCCAATGGCTCAACAATCCGATAGGACAATAAGAGTGATTTACGGAGGAACTTTTGAGGGTGGAGATAATCCGCGAGTAGACTTAACCATAAATAACGCAATTGCAAATGCAGTCGCATTAACTCCCGCAAGCAATAAACGATATTATATTTTCGTAGAGAAAAATGGGCTTGAAGACGGCTATGGGGCAAGTGCGGTCGTAAGCTCCTTTCCTGACTTCATTAATTTTTCAGGGCAGAACAACCAATGCAGAATATTTCCGGCTGACGATACATTTACGTCAACCACTTTAGGAAACTCTATCATAAAAGATTTTACAATGGAGTGGGGAAATGGAGCAACGGCAACACCTGCTTTTGTAAGAAAGATTTTTCAAGATGTTGTTTTTGATATTAACGATAACGCTATAAGTTTTAATGAATGTTTGTTTTTAGGGAATTGTTATGTCAAGGGGACAACGGGGACTTATACCATAACTAATTGTAACGGAACTCCGTTATTAGCGGATGAAATACCCGCGACTATCACAGGCTTCTCTCCAAAGATATATATTGTGGGTGCTTATAATCAACGTAACTTAGGAATTAAAGGCAGTAACATTGCCTCCGCAACAAACATAACGGCGGGAACGATAGGAAACCTATTTACAGTCACAGGTACAACTAACATAGAAACATTATCGGTCAGTAATTGGACGGAGGGCAGTATTGTATCGCTTTCTTTTGCGGGTGCATTAGATGTGGTTAATTTAGCCTCCTTAACAAGCGGAGTGTTCTTAAACAAAAGCGGAGCTAACATAACGGTTTCAACGGGAACTTTACTGCATTATATGTTAGTCGGCACAACTTGGTTTCAAATGTAAAATAAAATGGTTAAATTGCAGAATGGGAAAACTAATCAAATATTTTAAGGGGCAGATAATGCCGTCAAAAGGCGAAATGTATTTTTACGGAATAGATAAAAACTACAACCAAACAAATAGAATCACAGACCCCAAAAAATTAAGGTTAATCATTAAATCTTTTAATGGATTACCTAAGACAAAATTAAAAGTATGAAAAAAATAATAAAGAACTTTCTAAAATTCTTCGTTGCCCTAAGTGACTTAATCAATAAAATCACTTCCCGAAATCAAACAGTAATTACATTTGAGGACAAAGATATAAAAATGGTGGATAGCTTGAAACGATATGAATTTAACAAATCGAGAAATATGTTTTTAGTTCTATTCTTATTCTTGTTTTCCTCCGCATATTGTCAAATAGATACGGTAAATTATGAACTGTTTTGGAATAACGGAAAGTACAGCTCAATTCAAAGTAAGAATACAGTGAGGGGACTTGCAGGGGGTCAATATGTTTTTAATTATGAACAACTTTCTTTGCAGGCGACTTCATTTGATTCTACAGTCTTTAGAAGAGTAGCTAATCAAACAAATGGTAAGTTCACCTCAATTGAAAACATAGTCCCATATTACGGCAAAGATAGCGGATTAGTAAGAATGATATTGGTAGAGAATCCTACTTCAAGCTCCTCCTCTTTCGATTCCTCCCTTTTCGTAAAGAAAGCAGGTTACAGCAACATTTCAGGCGAAAAGCATTTTACCGACCTTGCGACTTATTTTCAAATGATAAGCATACAGGAAACGGAATATCTTCAAACTGGAATAAATCCTATTGGTATCTATACCATAGTAGGGAACAACGGCGATATTGCAATCGGGACAACGAATAGTAATAACATAGACATTAATTCAGACGGTCTTATACAGACCTCCGCTGTTAGTCAGAGTATAACGAGTACAGGGGGAGACATTAATATAACCAGTGATGGCGACCTGTACATTGATGCAAGTAATACAGTTAATATTAAAAATGGAGTCCTAAATGTCACTGGAAGTAGCGTTGTTTTAAGCCAAGCATTAGAATTAACAAATATAATAAGTCAGTCAACGTTCACAGTCTCCGATGCAACAGGTGATTTATTCTTTATAAGAGCCTTTGGAACTCCAAGCGGTTCATCGGTCACTCCTGCAAATATGTCTACCGTATTATTAACATTGTCCGACGGAACAACTCAATTAGTATATGTCCCCGTACCATAACAATAAATTTTTTATTTCCTAAACTTAAAAATAAAACTGAAAGGGAAAACACAATGCAACAATGCTGTAAATTACCAAGCAACATTAAATCAACTTTAATTACAGGTATTAATCAATCGAGTACTAACGCCCCTACTTACAATGTGATTTGGGACGAAATTGGACTGAACCCAGTGACCCCTGCACAATATTCAAGTACAGGTCACTTTAAATTTAATTTCAATTATGCCGTTATGAGTAACTTAACTCCGTTTGCCAATAAAGGCGACATGGGTTACGGAACTGAATTTTTAGCCTTTTTTGATGATGCTAACGCTATTCTGTTAGAGGCGTACAATCAAGAGGGCGAGGCAACAGACGGCGGATTAAATGGCTGTTCATTATTGGTTATCTACAATCCTGATTACGTGGCGATACCTTAAACTTTAATTATTCCATTACTCCCCTGCCTTAGTTTATAATTTCATAGGGAAAAAGTTTTCTAAGGCGGGGTTTAGTTTTCGTAATTGACATTTACGTTTGAAGTGAGTAAGTTTACATACACGCCGAAAGGTGTTCAATGTAGAAAATATAGTTTTCGCCCTGTTCAGTTGGTTACTTGACAGGGTTTTTTATTTGATTTTACCAATAAGAATTATTATCTTTGTAAGACATAAAAAACTATTTAAAATACATTGAACACAAACCAAACAAAAACAATCTTAGTTAAGACATCAGAACAACGCCCTGCGTTACCGAGATTTCACTTTTGCAATAAGTGGGTATACTGTATTTTTTATGGCGATACCTTACTGAAAATGTAAGAGGGTTTTTATACCACAATTTTAAGAAGGGCTTAACGGGTTACGTCTTATGAGGTTTGACACGCTCGGAACTGCACACAATTAAAAAAACTGTCCCTTAAAGTTGTTGAGATTCTTTTCACAACAAAACAAATTGCAGGCGTGAAAGGTATAAAAAACGGGGAAAGAAAAATAAAAAAAAAGTTTGACATATTTTAGGACTGTTTTCTTTCTAAGCTAACTTCTATTTCTCTTTGATTCCATATTGGTAAAGAGGGTAAAACTTTGAAGTGCAGGCTTAAAAACCTCTATGTCCTTTTAATAATTTGAGTTAAAAAATTGCACTTCTTTTTCATTGTTTTTTCTATTTGAAATTCAGTAAATTAGGGGAATGGAATACTTCACAGGTGAAACAGAAAATGGCTTATTTGTAATGAAAGCCGAAAACGAAGCGGAGCTAAGAACTATGTACGGAAGTTCTGACTTCGTAAAGTTCCGTGAAATTGCGGAAGATGACTATAATAAAATAATAAAAAATCTTAATGAAGATTTAAGGCAAGTTCCCACTTTAGAATGGACAACAATATTTTAACCTTATGAAACCACTAACCCTCCTACTCCTATTATCATTCAGTATCTCGGCTTACGGGCAAACAATTGATATTAATTATATTCCCGACTCCACTAAAAAAGCGGTTATTATTGAATGGCTTACTCCGATTCAGAATAATATTATC